GCGGTACTCGCACAGAGACAACTGGCTACACAACTTCTTTGAACACCATCCCAACTCATGAGCTTTATGCTTTGGTTGATATTTCTGGCGCATTGCTTGAAGACAGCGTGTTTGATCTGGAAGCTGAAATGAACACTGAATTTGCAGAGCAATTTGCAAAAGCCGAAGGCGCAGCGTTCTTGACAGGTAACGGCACAAACAAACCAACAGGTATCTTGGATGGCACAACTGTCGCTTCGACAACTGCTGCTGCTGCCGCTGCAATCGCAACAGATGATCTGATGGACTTGGTACACGGCCTTCAGTCTGAATATGCCCGTAACGCATCCTTCATGCTGAACCGGACAACCCTCGGTGAAATCCGCAAGTTGAAAGATACTGCTGGCCAGTACATCTTCCAAACTGGCTTCTCTGGTCAGTCTGGCTTGCCAAACACCATCTTGGGCCACTCATATGTGGAAGCCGTAGACATGGCTGATATCGCCGCAAGCGCGAAACCAGTTGTATTCGGTGACTACCGCCGTGGTTACATGATCGTTGATCGTGTAGCTCTCTCAGTTCTGCGTGACCCCTATTCACAAGCATCCACAGGCAACGTGCGTTATATCGCCCGCCGCCGCGTAGGTGGTGAAGTGGTATTGGCTGAGGCCATGCGCGCACTGAAAATGGCTGCTTCCTAAGCAACCAAGGGGAGGGCTTAACGGCCTTCCCCATCCCACCTTACAGGAGATTTCAGATGAAAATTATGATGGTAAAAAGTGCCGCTGGAATTAACCGCGAAGATGGCGCATCAACACAGCGATTTATGGCTGGTGAAGAGTACACAGCCACAGAGGCTTGGGAGAAAAAGGTTCTCCAAGGTTTTGTGAAAGCTGGCTTTGCAAATGAGATTGGCGGAAACGCTGCGGTTCCTGAGACTAAAACAGCCAAGAAAAAGACAGCAAAGAAGGCTAAATAATGTCGCGTGAAATCCCGGCTGGTATTGCGAGTGCTATTACTGAAAAGGTTACACGGCCAATTTATGCCGTTGACCTTCTATTTGATAGCCCCAACCAGATTTATCTACACACCGGGATAGGCAATAAGACCTTCAACAGCATTACATATCAGGGCGTAGGTGACTTATTAAAGGTCAGCGCGATTGATGAAACGAATGATTTGACAGCATCGGGTGCGAGTTTAAAGCTGAATGGCTTGAATTCATCGTTGCTGACACGGGCTCTTGCGGAGCCTTATCAAAACAGAACTTGCAATATCTATTATGGTGAAGAGGGAAATTCCAACCTTATCTTTCTTTTCACTGGCTTGATGGATGTAATGCAGTTCTCTGATGATGGCGAGAAAAGCACCATTGACCTTAAAGTTGAAAGCCACATGATTGCTTTGAAGCGTCAAGCGGTTTTGAAATACACCAATGAGAGCCAGAGGGCTCGTTTCCCAAATGATACCGGGATGTCTTATATCACTGGTTTACAAGATCAGCGGTTAGAATTTGGAAAAGGTTATCAACCACCAGATCAGTAGCCCTAGAAGGGGTCGCAATGGAATACAGGCAAGAGTTTTACAAACAAGTCCGTGCTGAATTGCCGGACTTAATTTCTCTCCATTATGAAGAGATCGCCCTTAATAAAGACGCCATTAAATTGAACCCGGATTGGGATGCTTACGCAGAGGGTGAGGCCCAAGGGGCGATTAAGTGTTTCACTGCTAGGGATGGGGGTAAGCTGGTCGGTTATTTTGTTGTGTGCCTTCACCGGAGCTTGCATTACAAAGACCACCTTTATGCAACCAATGACATAATATTTCTGCATCCAGATCACAGGAAGGGCTTTGCTGGCCCCAGATTGATTAAGTTCGCAGAGCAATGTTTGAAGGATGATGGCGTGAGCCTTCTTTTCATAAACTCAAAAACTCACAAACCCTTTGATGCACTTCTGAGAAGAATGGGTTATAGTCACATTGAGAATGTATTTTCCAAGAGGTTTATCTAATGGCTATCTCAGTAGGCTTTGCACTAGGCGCAACCACCACAGTAACCGCTGCGATTATTGGTGGTACTGTTTTGATGGCCGGAACCATGCTGGTAACATCAACAATGATACCGGATATGCCGGAGTTTGATAATCAGTCCTTGGGTAGTAATGGCACAATGACCAATGCCGTGACGCCCAATGCTCCGCATGAGATCGTTTATGGCGAGGTTCGCAAGGGCGGTGTAACAACATTCCAAGAGGTAACAAACAACAACCAATATTTTCACCAAGTCATTATTATGGCTGCGCATGAGGTTGAGGCGCTTGGTGACATATTTCTTGGCGGTGAATTGGCAACATTGGATGGTAGCGGGAAGGTTACGAGCGGAAAATATGCCAACAAGATGTGGATTTACAAACACCTCGGGGATCAAACAACTGCTGACAGCGGCCTAGTTGCAGCAACAAGTGTTGATAGCAACTTTATAAATAATGGCTTGGCTTATATTTACATGAAGTGCGAGTTTGATCCTGATGTATATACACAGGGCGTTCCAATGCTCACTTGCAAGGTAAAGGGCAAAAAGGTTTACAATCCAGATACAGCCACAACCGCTTGGTCTGACAACCCGGCGCTCTGCATCCGTGATTACCTGAACAACGAATATGGCTTCAAGGTTCCTGCGTCCAGCTTGGATGATACCACTTTCAATGCTGCATTTACGGCTTGTGATGCTTCATTGGGTGCTGGATTAGATAACAAGATGCGGTGCAACGGCTCTATTAGCTGCGGTGCTACCTATGAGGCCAATATTAAGAAACTTCTTTCTACCTGCCAAGGAAGCCTGTTTTGGTCTCAGGGATATTGGAAGTTGAAGGTAGCAACATATTCAAGCCCAGTTCTTAGTTTCAATGAAAGCAACTTGAGAGGCCAGATTGGGGTTTCTACAAAGGTTAGCCGCAAAGATCAGTTCAATCGTGTTCAAGGTCAATTCGCTGATAAAGACCAAGCATATATTTTGGCAGATTACCCAATGGTGTCTTCATCCGTGTTTTTAACTGAGGATGGCGGCGCTGGTAATGAAAACGCAATGAATTTGGACCTTCCTTTAACGACTTATTCAGCCGGGGCTCAAAGACTGGCCAAGCTGGCTCTTTATAGGGTTCGGGAGCAGATTTCGGTAAATGCTGAATTTGATATGACCGCATTGGCTGTTGAGATTGGCGATACAATAAACCTAAGCATTTCCAGATATGGATGGACCAACAAGCAATTTGAGGTTGTCGGATGGACATTCAATGGTGGTCATGAGGGTTCAACAATCAGTCTTCAACTGAAGGAAACGTCCTCTGCGGCTTATTCTTGGGATGATGAAGACGCAGCTATAATAGCAAACGACACAACTCTTTCAGATGTAACGGCTGGCCTTACGATCTCAAATCTTAGTGCTTCTGATGTGGTAAATATTCAATCCGATGGAACGGCAGTTGATGAATTCAATGTCACTTGGGATGCAGTTGATAGCGCAATGGTTGATTTTTATGAGGTGCAATGGAAGCCAACCGCTGACGCTGGTTATGCTACATCAAACACCCGTGATTTGAGCTTTACAATTTCACCTGTTCGGAATGTCCAATATGATGTTCGCGTTAGAGCTATCACTGTAAATGGAAATAAGGGAGCTTTCGCCGCCACAACCGTGACTGGAGGTGGGGATACAACAGCTCCGGGAGTTGCAACATCATTAAGTGCTACCGGAAGCCAAGGTGCGATCACAATTGAATGGACAAATCCAACTGATGCTGACCTTCGCTATGTGGATATTTACGAAAATTCCACAAATAATAGCGGAACAGCTACGAGGATAGGATCGTCTTCTGGTTCAAATTTCTTCCGCCCTAATTTGGGCGATGTAGTAACCAAATATTACTGGCTCAAATCGGTTGACCTATCAGGCAATGAGAGCGGCTTTTCTGCGGGGGTAAATGCTACAACCAATGAAGCCATAGTAAGCAAGGGTGGCGGCGTGTATCGGGCTGAATTGGCCTCTGGGGACACAATTGATTATGATGTAACAGTATCAGGTTTTCAGTTTTTCTTGGATGGCTCTGCAACCCCGGCAATAGAGCTTTTAGAGGGATACACCTACAGGTTTGACCAATCTGATAGCAGTAATTCCAATCACCCATTTCAGTTCTCAACAACCGCTAATGGAACACACAATGGTGGAGTAGCATACACTACTGGCGTAACATATGTTGGCACTCCGGGCTCCTCTGGGGCTTATGTCCAGATAGTAGTAGCTGCATCCGCCCCTGATCTTTATTATTATTGTGCAAACCATTCAGGAATGGGTGATGCGGCTGCAACTCCCAGCACAAAAACAACTGATGTTCTCAACAAGCTATTCAAATATGCTTATGGAGCGAACAATGTTTTACCCGCTCAAGCTGATAGATTGCTTATCAATGACACCGTTTTCTTGAATGAGGATGTTGCGTATATCTTCAATGGGGTTGGATGGGATGCTCAAACCGCATTTATTGATGGTAATTTCTTGGTTACTGGAACAATCACTGGAGACAAATTGAGCGCCAATAGCATTTCAGCCCTTGGATTGAGCATTGGTACACTGACAGATAATGCTAGTGGTGAGCGGATTACTATCAGTGACAGCAAAATCTTGGTGTATGATGCCTCAAATGTTATTCGCGTCAAGATTGGAGACCTTACCTAATGGCATATGGCGTTCAAATAAGAACAACTCAGGGATTGGAGGATGTCTCGGGCATTGAGGTTGCCCGGTTCGTGCATAGCTTCCAAACTACAGCCACATCTGGAAGCCAAGTTGTCAGCAATTTTAGCGATGCAAACGGATTAGGGCATATCTCTGTTGTTAGTATTGATAAAAAAGCACCACCGCAATTTTCTTGGAATGAAAGCACAAAGACCCTTACTTGGTCTGCCCCTGCGGTTAATGGTTCCATTCCTAACATCCCAAATCAAAGCACTAACTTTAGATTTATATTTTGGAGATTTGATTAATGTCATATGGAGTTTCCATATTAAACAGTCAGGGCCACAAAGTAATACAAGATGGCGACCCAATATATGCTCTCAAAAGATCGGGAACCTTAAATCCTGTAAAGACGGGAAGTGTTACTGGATGGTATGCTTATGATGTATCCGTAAGCGCCGCTGAACCAACTGGCACTGAAGAGGTTTTATTTCAATTAGATGTAGGAAATTGGATTGCTCACCAGCCTTGGTATATCTGGCTTGGTGGGCCTCCGTGGCAGTTTCAATATTTTGAGCCGGAATTGTCGCAATATAATTCGCTATGGAACCACAAAAGCAATCAAAGCACGTTGCCTTATTACGTTTTTGATAGAATGGACAATATTCCCGGCGCTGGTGCCGCGACTGGGTATGGGATGCAAGTCTTTGATAGTAATGGAACCGTTTGTTGGGATAGCAATGAAATTACAAATAGGGTTTCAAAAGCGGGCACTGTAACCACATCTGGAGCTTCAATATCTTCAACCGCAAATGCTGTCTCTTTGCGTTCTTGGTATTGTGATATTACTAGGATCGGCCCCGTTACTGTAAACACCTTAAATAATGTTCGCAGTTACCGCGCCACCCGTGTATCTAGTTCCTCATGGGACATAAGTATTGGTATTGTAGACAAAATGGGTTTTTCCAGAAGCCCCGACAACAATACAACTGCATCTGTTGCTGATAATTGGGTGAATAATACAGCGGATGCACACTATCTTTTGGGGTATGTGTAGATATTAGTGAACGATTGAGTAAAAATATTTTGTATGTTATGTTGCATCTGCACAGTGCAATGAAAATGGAGGCCGCAAATGGCTACTTTGAATGATCGAGTGTTCGATAACGGCCTGTCTGTTCTCGACACAGAAGCAAACCGAATTGATGTAACGTCTCAAGAGGCGACATCATACGCAGAAGCAACATCCACATACACGCTTGGAAACTCAACTTCCTTGTCTGTTGGTGCCCCTGCTGACCGTACAGGCGGTGGACGCAAAGTGTCTGTCGCAGCTATTACTGACGGTTCCATCACAGGTACAGGTACGGCTACGCATTACGCGGTGGTTGACACTTCAAACTCACGCTTGCTGGCTACCGGAACGCTTACAGCTTCTCAGTCAGTTACTTCAGGCAACACCTTTACACTCGCTACATTCGACGTGGGTATTCCTGATCCGGCTTAATCTGAGTAACTGCAAATAAAATTAGGAGAAATTCGCTATGGCTAAAAAGGTCTTTGTGAACCGCGCCAAGATGGACACAGCAACAACTGGCACGGGTTCGATCACACTAGGATCAGCCATAGCGGGTTTCCAAACTTTTGAAGAGGCTGGCGTAACTAACGGCGACACTGTTCGTTATGCTATTGAAGATGGCGATTATTGGGAGCTTGGAACGGGTGTTTACACATCCTCTGGAACCTCTCTCACCCGTGTTGTTGACGAGAGTAGCAACGCAGACAGCGCCATTTCACTGAGCGGCAACGCTTATATCTTTATTACCGCTGCGGCTGACGATTTCGTTCAGTTAGATGGCGACGAGATGACAGGTAATCTCCTGTTCGGTGATAATGTCAAAATTCAAATGGGCGATGGCCAAGATTTAGAGGTGTATCACGATGGTACGGATAGTATCATTAATGATAACCTTACTGGCTCCCTAAAGCTGCAAACTGGCGGCATAACAAGGCTGGAAGTAACGTCAAGCGGTGTGACTATCTCTGATGCCGCTATCACAAACGTGACTGGTGATGTGACTGGCGATCTTACAGGCAATGCTGATACAGCTACAGCCTTGGAAACAGCTAGAAACATCCAGTTGAGTGGCGATGTGACTGGCACGGCATCTTTTGATGGCTCTGCAAATATCAATATCGTTACAACTGTAGGCGATGATAGCCACGATCACGCAAATGCTACCACATCCGCTGATGGGTTCATGTCTGCGGCTGATAAAACAAAAATTGATGGCATTGAAGCTGCGGCGACTGCCGATCAGACAGATGCGGAAATCAAAGCCGCATATGAAAATAATGCTGACACAAATGCCCTCACTGACGCAGAGAAAACAAAGCTCGGAACTGTTGAGACAAATGCTGACGTAACGGACGCCACAAACGTGCAAGCGGCTGGCGCTCTCATGGATAGCGAATTGACTGATGAAGCCTCTGTAAAGGCTTTAAATCAAGGCGTGGCTACCACAGACAGCCCGACATTCGTTGAACTGAACGCAACCACGGTGGATGCGGCAACTGCGGTTGAAGTTGGCGAATATATTGACCTGCAAACAACTGTTGCAACCAAGCCCTCACACTCAGAGGGGCGTATTTTTTATGACAAGGCTTTTGGTGCCCTTGGTGTTTACAATGAAGAGGCTGATATTACGCTTCAAGTTGGTCAGGAAGAATATATCCGTGTTTACAATAACACGGGATCAACTATCTCAAACGGGCTTCCTGTTTATCTAACGGGTGAGGTTTCATCTACTCCAACTATTGCGATTGCTCGGGCTGATGGAACATACGAACAGTCGCAAGCGGTCGGCCTTGCTACTCACGACATTGAAAATGCCACAACGGGCTATGTAACAGTTCGCGGTTTGATTGCCGATGCTGACACCTCACACCTAACAGCTGGTCAACAGGTTCATGTCGGTATTGGCGCTGCTGGCGGCACTCAAACAGCCGCACCTACATACCCAAACTTCGCAACGGATATTGGCATCTGTCTTATCTCTAGTGCGTCAAGTGGATGTATCTATGTCACCGCGCAGTCACACGCTTTTGAGACACTTCGCGTAACGGGCAACGTACACCTTGACAGCAATTTGACTGTTGATGGTGATTTAACCATCTTGGGCAACCAAACAATCGCCTCAAGCTCCAATGTTGCTATTGCAAACGCTTTCAACTATTTGAATAGCGGTGACACGATTGGATCGCTAAACACTTCCTTCACTGGCACTGGTCTTGACGATATGTCTCTGACTGGTCATTTCACTGGCACTACCACAACGAATTACTACATTAGAATTGATAGTGTTGGTGGCGGGACTGGCGGGGTGGACACTTTTGAGTGGTCAACTGACAATTTCGTTACTTTTGTTGCTCAAGATGTAGACATTACGGGCTCTGACCAAGAAATTCACGCTACTGACAATATCAGCGTAAATTTCAACTCAACTACGGGCCACACTCTTGGAGATGTTTGGACTGGCACGGGATCGCCTGTTAATGTTGACACTGGCATT